TTTAATATATTCGGGTATAAAAACATCACTTCTAAATGTGGCAATACCAGCAACATCTAAAATACCTGTTCTTACGTTCGCAGTGTTTATACCGATACCGTTACTATCTTCAAATGCTGTTGCGACAGCTGTTCCAGTGACGGTGAGACCTGTGTTGGTGGTTTTAAGGCGCTCTGAACCATTATAGTTTAATTTAACAAAATCATTAGTAGCACAGTGAATAAATTCTTTATTATTACTCCAATCTCTTAGTTGTATATCATTTGATCTGATATACATAAATTTTTTAGTTGTATCTTTATTTACGAAGAAGACATTACCGTTATTAAATGATACTTCATTATAGATGTCACCAAACATATCTGGATCGTGACGTATTAAAATGTCCTCATTTCCTATGGATAAAGTAGATCCAATTCCAACTGCTCCTGTAAATGTAGAGATGCCTGTTGTGAATACATTTCCATCAGGACTGAGTGTGATACCAGAACCAACGTTGACATTAGAAGTTGCAGTTAAGATTCCAGTGACAACTGCGCCTGTATTAGTAGTTTTAAATTTTTCGTTTCCAGAATGATAGAGTATTACCGAATCATTTTGATCTGTTCGTAATTGAATTTGATTTGCAGCACCATTGAATATACGGAAACTATTTGACTTTATATTTAAATTACCTGTAAAATTACCAATCTCCCCAGCAGAACCTGTATGAAATATTTGCAAGTCAGTGCCATCACCAAACATTAATCTACCTGTTTGATTGTCAGAACTGTCTGGTAATTTTACAAGACCATTGAATGTTGAGATACCAGCCACAGAAAAATGAGTGCTGATTGAAACTTGAGGGGCATTGATGTTTATATTTCCTACATGTCCTGTAATGAAATTATCATTACTTGCATGTCCTATTTCTAAAACTTCTCTAAGTCCGCCACTATCATTTTTAAATATTAAACTACGACTAGAAGTTGAATCAAATTTAACAGTTTCAATATTTCCAAAATTTTGTAGAATTCCATGTGTTTGATGTCCCCAAGTTTGTGACTTCAACCTAATTGAATCTTGGTGATATAACTCTACGCCACCAGAAGAACCTTTACCAAGAGTAGTAAAACCAACTGCAAATACATCTCCATCAGGACTTAGAGTAATACCACTTCCAACTAAAACACCAGCTCTTGCAGTGATTATTCCGATTGAATCTACATTAGTTACATCTTCATAAGTTAATGTTCCAGCAATTGATACGTTACCAGAGAATGTTGCATCTACAGTAAATAAATCACTCCATCTAGCATTTGATCTACCTAAAGATGTTTGATTATCTCCACTTGGTATAAGATCAACATCTGTAAGCACATCAGTGGTTTTAATTCTAAATTTTCTAGTGCTACCAACACCAAATAACATATTTGATGGTGATGAAAAACAAGTATCATTTGATGATGAATTATTAATAAAGTGATTATTACCAGTTGCTAAACCAAGCATAAATCTGGTTGATGATCCATCTGATGATGAACTATTAAGTCTTATCTGTGGTGCAGATGATCCAGATTGAGTAGAATTTGATATAATAAGATTACCACCATCTATATGAATTTTTTGTGAGGGATTAGCAATTCCAACGCCGATTGAACCATCAAATTGAGCTCTGTCTCTAAATGTGGCAATACCAGCAACATCTAAAATACCTGTTCTTACATTATCTGTAGATGCCATACCAGTGAGTGCAGATCCATCAATCGCTGGCAATGCAGATGGGAATCTAGCATCAGGTATTGTTCCCGAACTTAGATTTGATGCGTTAAGAGAAGATCCAGTGATATATCCAGCACCATTAGTCAGTTGATTATTATTACTTGGTATCGTGGGTGTGTTTGAAAAATTATCATAATCTAGGTAATAAGATGCAGCTTGACTGTTTAACTGAGTTGCATTTGAGGCAGTTCCCGTAACATCTCCCGTCAAGTCTCCAACAAAACTACTTGAGGTGGTTACACCTGTTGCAAATACATCTCCATCAGGACTGAGAGTAACTCCTGATCCAATCAAAGTATCACTTCTAAATGTTGCAATGCCAGTGACATCCAAGATACCAGTTCTTACATTTGCAGTTGAAGCAGAACCAATATTTGTTAGTTGTGAACCATCACCAACAAAGGAAGTTGCAGTGATGACACCAATACTCATACCAAGGACAGAAGTATTTCCTAGTCCTAAAGTATCATCTAAATTTTGTGATCCAGCACCACCAGAACCACCTACAAATTTACCACTTGATGCATCATACTTAAGAAATCTACCATCTACCTTTGCAGTATCCTCATCAACATCATCAAGTTTTAACAGATTAACTTCACCAGATCCTGGCCCGTGTGCAAGAACTTTGTATAGAATATCTCTTACTTGTTTAATCTCTGTCTTGAGTTTATCTAGATTTGTATCGTCTGAGTTCTCAATCTCTTCCTTAATATTTGTCTCTTCAATAAACTTGATTGCTTGTGCAACTGTGTCACTTATCTCTGGTGTTTTGATTGGTTCTGGTTTGATGATATCTATAATTTCAACTGTTTCGTTATCATCAGCATCCTCTAAAGTTGTGACATCAAAATCCTCAGGCACACCCACAGTGACAGCTGGCTCTGTGATGTCCCTAACTTCTTTTGGATTCTCAATCACATCTATGATTGAATCCAATTGTTCAATTAATTTTTCTTCGTTCTTCTTTTGTTTTTTCTGATCTTCTTTCGCTTCCTTAATTCCAGTAACAAGACTCGAAGTTAGATCATCAAGATTGATGTCGGCTTCCTTGAGGAGATTATCAAACTCTTCCTCTTTTTCTTTCTTTGCCTTTCCAAGAAGGTTAAAAAATTCTGATAGGTCTGAAGGTTTCATTTATCATCTTTATTTTGATTCTTGATTAACTTTGATAACTCTGCTGTTGATCCTACAAATAATGCGTTTGTAACATTTGTAGGGCCTTTGTTTGGATCTTGTTCAAGATCTTTCATCTTCTGTTGTAAATCAATCAATTTGTCTGTGGTGTCTGCGACTGCTTTGATTGTAGTTGCAGCGACTTCATATGCTCTTGCGGAATCTGATTCCTGAGCTAATTCTAATATACCATTGACTGCCTCCTGTCCCTTCTCAACAAGAGAATATAAATTTGCACGACTGTATTCATAATCTTTTTCGGAATCATTTTGATCACTCTTTTTTAGTTGATTCTTTCGAGGTTCAATCTTATTGTCTTCAACAACCTCTGTATCAACGTTAAGTGCGTCCTCGATTGAATCAAAATTTTTCATAACTCTCCTAGATGTCTATGCCCTGAGATGGACTAGATGATTTACCATCACTAAAGAATGATGACATTTCATCAAATCCAAAATCATCACCAAATTCAATAGATGCATTATCAACTGCACTGAGAACTCCTATGCTTGCATTATGTTCATGTTTTGCAGCAATCGTATTATCATATGCACGGTAAACAGTGATGTTCTGTCCACTGATACTTCTGATGAACATGATCTCAGTATCAATAATAATTCTTTGATTTGCAGCTAAATCAGTGGTAGCACTTACCTTGAAGGTTGTGACCTTCTCTGATATCGCACCATCAATAACTGTTGCCTGATCTTCATCATAATTTTGTTTTGCAGTTGGTGTTGCGCTATATCGAATATTACGTTTTGCAGTCTTAGTATTTGTACTGGTATAGTAATCAACATCAACTTTCTTAATAAGACCCTCTGGATTATCTGCAACTGGCCCGAATAGATAAGTCTTTGCAGTAAATCCTAATGTATAAACGATAGTTCTACGAGTTTCAAAACTTCCTTCATATTGATCACTGTAGTTTATACTTTCTAAAACTATTGGAATATCTTTTTTCTCACCAATCGAACTGATTAAATTAATTGTAATATTGAAAGATGGTTGAAAATATGGCAATATTTGTTCTAATATCTGTAAGGCATCATCACTTAACTTAGCCATAATACTAAGTTCAAAAGAGACATTATAAGGGATGGGCATATAAACTTTCTTTGCAGTTGTTCCACCTTTTGCAAGAAAGGTCTGTGAAATTCCAGTCTTACGAGTTGGATCATATTGTAATCCCTGCATCTCGAAAGATAGTCTTGGAAGAGTTATTGCAATCTCTCTTTCTAATTCTGGTTGTTGTTGAATTCTTGCCAAGAATTTTTGCATTGGCCCATAAGCCAATGGCACCTTCAAGGTGCTAAAAGTCGTCCCACTCGCATCCTTGTGTCGAATGTTAATATTATTAAAGAGAGTACCGAAACCGATAACTGTCTTTCTTAATATCTCATGATAGAAATAAGTACCTAACATATCAAAGCTTTCTAACTATTTAG